TGGACCCGTCATAGGCCAGGCCGGCGGCTCCGCCTCCTGCGTAGATCGTGCCGGAGCTGCTCCCCCACGCGCGGGTCGTCGTCAGCTGCGAGTACGGAGTACCGCCGCCTGTCTCTGCGTATCCGGGTCCTGCTCCGTCCGAGTAGCCGTTATAATGCACGACATCCGTTTTCGACGTCGCGCTGGCAGACGTATACAGGTATCCTTTGCCTCCTCCTGTCGACCCGCCGCCCGGGACCATGTCCGCGACATATAGCCTCGTGCTGGTGCTGGCCGACTGGCTGTATGTCCCGCCTGCACCGCCGGCAGCGGATGCGAGGACAGTCCCGGAAGAATTTTTGACGCTGGACGTCCCGCCGGTCCCGCCGTTGTCGCCGACAGCTCCCGCGGACCCTCCGGCGCCCACAGTGATGGTAAGCGTAGATCCGGGCGTGACAGAGACCGAGCTGCGTGTGACCGTATACCCGCCGTTTCCACCGGATCCGGCATTGTAGCACCACTCATCTCTGCTGTTGTCTTTATGGCTGCCGCCTCCACCGCCGCCACCGCCGCCGACGCAGAATATGTCGATGGATGTCACGGTCGACGGGAGTGCCAGCGTGCCGGAGCTCGTGAAGGCCTTCAGGTCCCTGGCCGTCGTGGTCTTCCCGGTCACGGTCCTCGCAGTGCTGTAGATCGTTCCCAGCGAAGTGGTCAGGTACGTGAAGATCGTGAAGCTGTACGTCGTGCCCTGCGTGAGCCCCGTGATCGTGCAGGTGGAGCTGCCTCCGGCGGTCGTCGAGGATCCTGTCCCCTTGTATCCCAGAGTGCCATCTGATGTTGAGGTAGGAGCCGTGCTACCGGTCTTATACCTGATCATGACCCCGGAGTAGAGCCTGCTGTCGCTCGGCCATTTCCAGGTGCACGTCACGCTCTGGTAAGACGCTACGGTGACACTAAAAGACGTCACTCCTGACACAGTCAGGGCCCCGGTCAGCTTGCTCCCGTTGACCCATGCGGTCTTCCCCTTGTAGATATAAGCAGCTGTCGCGGTGGCGCTCGTCTGGGATGCGAGCGAGTTCGCCGTGACAGTCCCGGACCCGTTGTGGTACCCTTCCGGGACCGTGTATGACGCGCCGCAGTTGAGCGTCTTTGAAACCGCGCCCCGGTCCGTCATGGTCCCGGTGACCTTGCTCCCGTCGACGTACGCCGTCTTACTCTTGAGGATCTGCGCCGCCGTCGCGGTAGCATCAGACGTCGCCGTGCCGTCGATGTTTAATACGGTCTGTCCGGAGAGGATCTTTGCCGCAGTAGCTCCGTCAGCGGACGCGATCTGAGCCGCGGTAGCTGTGACTTCCGGATATCCGCTGGACGCGTTAGTGATATGCGCTCCGTTTGTCATGCGGAGCGAAAACTTACTCCCCGATTTGGCTACACTTTTGCAGGTCTCTGTCGAGGCTACGCTGGTCATCGTTCCGGTTCCAGCCTCATCATCGGTATCCGCGCCGACATAGGTCTTCCCCGCGAGGACCTGCGACGCCGTCGCATTCAGCTCATCGGAGGAAGTCCCTCCTCCGCCCGAGCCATGGAGTATCCCGTATCCCATAAGCTCCGCCCTCCTTATCCGCAGGTCCCGCCGACGACACTGAGGTACAGCGTCACGGTGGGCTGCGCCCATGCAGTAAAAGTGACTGTCCCTGCCCCGACGGTGACGGCCGGGTACAGCATGTTGAGCGCCTTCTTGGCCGCTTTCGCGTTCTCTGCCGTCATCGTAGACGGGTTTTTCAGGTAGAAGTCCAGCCGGCAGAACGAGTCCGCCGTAGCTTTGCTGCAGGCTTTTGTGCAGACATAGTTGGATCCGGACGCCGTCCAGTCGCTCGTGAGGATCGTGATGTCCTCCGGCGTGTTGTCTGCATGATAGTCGGCCCCCGTTATAAAGCCCGCGTCCTGCAGGGCCTGCACCTCTGTATCGAGCGCGTTTAGGTCATTCGCCAGCGCATAGACGTCGGAGGACGCCACTGTAAAAGTCAGGCTGCCGGCATTTGTCAGGCCGACATATGCCTCGATCACGTCGATACGCGGGGAATCAGCGTACGCCGGGATCCAGTCCGAAGAGGTCGCCGACGTTATGGCGAACAGGACCGCATCGGATGCAGACCCGCCCTCTTCGTACGCGAAGATACCGATTTCCGTCAGGTAGAACCCTGTCGTGATCCCCGCGTTTGAGACACTGGCCGCGATCCGGACCTGGGAATCCGTTGCGGAGACGCTGGACGGCGCCGTGCTCGTCTGCTGGGATCTCAGGGCGGTAAAAGCCGAGAGGTCCTCTGTCCCGTCATAGCTTCCGGACCCGGTCCTCATGCTGCTGAAGACCAGGCCCTTTCCATCGGCGGCAGCGGCCGCCGCGAGCGCAAGCCCCGCGTCCGTCACCACCATCGTTCTAAACTGTGCCATCTAGTCCCTCCTTTAGAGTATCGTCGTTATGACGGTCTGCACCGGCATGGCGAGGACCGCGACATCACCACTCTGGATCTCCGTCTGCCGCATGATCTCATCGAGCTCAGAGCGGGCATTCGAGACGGTCTCCAGCAGCTTCTGCAGCTCCTCGACCTGCTCGGTCGTCAGGTCCTCCGAGATATAGATACGGAAGTGGAATGGATCCCCTCCGTACTCGAACCACTCTGACGCGGACCCGCTGGAAAAGACGTCCCTTACCATCCGGTTTACAGCGGCTTTGGTCCCGAGCTGCAGGAAATTGAGCATGGTGTTCGCGTAGTCTTTCCTGCGCGTCGCCTCGGAAGCGCTATCGTCGTAATAGGGGGATGCCTCTTCTGCCGCCAGCGCATCGATCACATCGATGTCCAGCCTAGACGTCCCGCTCACGACCTGCGATGCAGAGATCATGTCGAGGACCCGGCGCTGCGCGTTCAGATATGCGTAGGAGAGCGCCCGGACCTTCGGCAGGTCACGCATCGGTTCCGGAAGGATATCGAGCATCTGCACGTCATAGAGATCAATCATCCTCGATACCTCCGTAGGTCACGGTCTGGTTCCCGAGCACGGGCACCGCTGTATCCGCGATGGCCGTATACGAGGGAGACGTGATCACGACGCGCTTCGCGCCGGCAGCCATGACCAGGTGCGTCAGGTACGACGGGTTGATGTCCCGCCCGATCGCGCCGGTCTGCCAGGAGACGTAGTCCGCGACAGCCTGCGCGACAGCTGCCTGTATCGCCGCTGCAGAGGCCTTGTCTGAGCGGTTGATGTAATATGTCAGCGAGACATCGAAAGAGCTCTGGTCCGGTGCGCTGGTCTCCACAGAGTCGGTAAATGGGCGTTTCGCGTCCTCGTCCAGGTACTCCAGGAGGCCCGAGAGGAACTCCGAGTCGGGCAGCTCCCCGTCCTTCAGGAGGACATAGACGCGGACTGTGCCCGCCGACGGCCTGTAGACCAGGACGTCCTGTATGCTGGTCGCATACGACAGGGCCCAGTATTTATAGGCCGCTTTGGATCCAGCCGTGTTGTATGCCGCCCTCGCTGAGTATATCCGCATCCGGAGATCGTCGTCGGTCTCGACGTCCGAGCCTCCCGTGGTCGCTGTGACATTTGAGACAGATGTGATATACGGCAGCAGGTCGACAAGTGTGTCCAGTTCGCCGGCCTCCTGGCCGTTGGCTCCGGCACCCATCTCCGTACAGCTGCAGGAGACGTCCGCGTAAAGGGACCCGATCGGGATCTCCGCGTAGTCATCCGTCGCGAAGTACAGCCCGGCCGCGTTACTGACGCGGGTGCCTGCCGGGATCCCGGTCGCGGATGTCCGCGCTGCCGAGAGCGTAAACCGCACGGTGCAGGTCGCGTATGAGCCAGACGACCGGGTCAGCCCGAGCCGGGCCGCGTAGTTGTCGAGGTAGTCGCCTTCCGCGTACTTCAGCATATTCATTTTGCCCTGGTAGTCCGTCCAGGCCGCGAGCTGGTATGTGCGGGCCGCGTTGCCCATGATAAGCAGGCGCCAGGGCGAAGCATCAGACAAGACAAGGGTCTTGCCTGTCAGCTCTTTGTACCTGGCCTGGAAGTCGGCGATCTCGAGCGCCTGCTCCTGCGCCAGCGTGAGGTCCCCGATGAAAGAGACCTCCGGAATGTTGTCAAATACATTTGCCATTATGTCGCCTCCCAGAAATCATAGATCTCCCCGTCATCCTCGACCGTCTCCACATCGCCGTCATAGTCCGCATTCTCGACGACGTGGATCGTCGGGGTCAGCTGCCCGTTCCCGTCTGTCTCGAATGTGACATCCCGGACGATGACACGAGGCTCATACCGGTTGACCTTCTGCACTGCGTCCACTGCGTAGATGTTCATGGCAGCTGCCAGCGGGGCGTCTATCGTCTCCGGGCTGGTTCCGAAATCACGGTCAAGCCATACGCTGCCCTCCGGTATGCAGAAAATCGTCCGGAGGGACTGCAGGATGTCTTTGTTGTATGCTCCTTCAAAAGCCGGCTCATTGATCATCACGTGTACTCCTCAAATGTCAGCCGCAGTGTGGCCTGATATATCCCCCCGCCTTTCCAGACGATATCGAACGCTTCGGACAGCTGCGTGATCCGCATCTTGCCCTTGCAGACAAGCCGGTGTCCGAGGACCAGGTAGTCCGCCCGGCCGCTCTCGACAGCTTCCTCGATCCGGGCGATCACCTTCGCCGGGCTCACGCCGAGGCCGGCAGACAGCTGCACCCGCATAGTGACCGAGTCGTGCTCCATCCCCTGGAAAAAAGCGGTCGGCTTGCCGTAGATCGGAGTGACCTTGCCCCACCGGCCCTTCACTGCCTTATTCATTTCCTGGAAGGTCAGGACCTGCTCGTCACTCACCTGAAAGACGATGTCCTGGCCGAAGTTGCCTACGACAGCCATGTGCCCTCCTTAGATCAGGTCCGGGATCCTGTATGCCTGGAAGCTCTGCTGCAGCCCGGATCCGGAGAGGCTGTAGCTTACTTGTGTGACAAAATACCGCCCGTCGATCGCACCGCCGAAGTCCTGCAGCGTGACGACGGACGCAGCCGGGAAAAGGGTCGGGATCGTCAGAGTGACCGAGACGGTCGTCGCTTTACGGTTTGCATCGTTGACGCTGTCCTTAGCCTTCTTCAGCGCCTCTGCCTCGCTCGTGGCCGATTCGTTCAGGTAGAGGATCCTGTCCCCTCCTCCTACGCTGACGTCGAGCGTGGACGAGCTCCCGCTCGCGGTGTACGACAAATGTGCCCCCGTGTAGGTCCCCTGGGCCGAGGACGCGAACCGCACCGACGCGGTATTGTCCCCAGTGAAGGTCGCGACCGACTCACGCGCCTCATAGGTCGCGATGTCGTAGATCACGATCCGGTCAGAGTAGACCTTGAATTTTTTCCCGTATTTTTCCGCGGTCGATTTGAGGAACGAGCAATCGTCGGTTTTAGACTGCTCAAGGGACGCGATCTGCTCGGTATCCTCGGCGTCGAAGACAAGGGTCAGCCCTGCGCTCCCGGAGATCTCGGAAGCGATCTGCCGAAGCGTGACAGCTGACCAGGTCTTTGATTTCTTGGTGACTGTAAAGTCCGTAGACGTCGGCTTTGAGAGCGCCTCAAACGTAATGGTCCGCGCCGGCCACTCCATGCGGATGTCGTCCACGTAGAGAGTGCCGCAGGGCAGCTTCATGTCCGGCGCATCCGTCGGAGTGTACACCACCGCGGCCTCGACCTTGTCGTACATCTGCGGGTACCATCCGTTGCCCCAGCGCCCGTCCACGTTCTCAGCCGTGATGCTGACGCGGTCCGACTTCCCGTAAGCCTCATCCGTATAGGCCATGCTGGTCATGCAGCGCTCGAAGATCTCCGTCGCGTTAACGCCCTCGTACGTGACCTCCGCATGCCCGGACCGCACATGCCCGGACGCTGTACCCATAACGCCGACCGCGGCTGGGCTATAGCTGTGTCCGTGTCCGATGATCCGCGCCATTTACTGCCTCCATTCGGGGAGGCTGGTTCCTGCCGTGCTCTCGAGTGCTGGGCAGGTGATCTCCACACCGGAGTCAAACCGGGCGGTATATAGCAGGGACCCATTGGCCTGCATGAGGACGTCTGCCTTCAGCTCATCCCCGTATACCTGCTTCGCGATCCAGTCCCAGGTATCCCCCATCGTAGTGATATATGTCGTTGCTGCCATCACGCACCTCCATACGCATACCGCGCATCTTCACGCAGGATCCTCGTGATCATGTCACGCATCTCGGCAAGGCTGTTGCGGTTTGCCGTCTCCACATCACTCTGCGACGCCGGGCCGTTAAAGGTCTGGACCGGTGCAAACGTGATATTGATCCCGCCTGCGCTTCCCGCTCCGAGGAGCTCACCGGCCTTCTGCCACAGGCCCATGGCATTCTCAGACCCGTTCAGCGGTATGATAGCCTCGGGCCCGGCCTCTGCCACCAGGCCGACGTGCGGCGTGCTGAAAATGCCGCCATCTGCGTGCGGTGCGGGCTTGCTCGCGATCTCCCCGCTGCCCAGCCGGACGTTGAAAGAGATCGGTACATTGAGCGGATCCGCGAAGGCAGAGCTGATAGCGCCCTCCGCGTCGGTCCTCATCTGCTGCGCTGCCATTGCCATCGTATCCGGCGATGCCGCGACTATACCGTTGTACAGGCTCTCCGGGATCGGGAGGCCTGACTCCTGGATCTGCGTCAAGAGCGTCTCATACTGCGGATCCTCTGCGAGCTGCTTCCCCATCATGTAATAGATCGAGCTCTCGTCGCCCGCCGCAGCGCCGAGCGTGTAGTATTCCTGGAGCCCTTCCGTGATCGATTCCGGTATCTCGAGCCCAAGCGCCTTAAACTGCCCGGCGAGCCCGGTGAGCTCATCGGCAGACGGGGCCATCTGCTCCCACAGGACGCGGATCGCGTCCTGGTCACCGCCTAGGCTTGCCCCCATGGAAGAAGCAGCCAGTGAAAACGCATCGGTCTGCCACTGGGCGTTCCCGGATGCGTCTGTCATGAAGGAGGCCGGATTGCTCATGGCGCCGGCTAGACTGCTGCTGAACGCTCCCGCGAGAGCACGGGCCGCGGAGTCAAGCTCCTCCCCGTACGTGCCCTTCAGCGTCTCTATACCGGTCCCGATAATCCTGCCCTGCCAGTCCGCGTTCTGCGTAAGATATGCCGCGTCAAGCTGCGCCTGCATCTCAGACGAAGAGAACGCGGGCAGCTGCTTCAGCTGCTCATACGACGCAGCGCTCTTGCTGAGCGCGTCCCCGGATATTGTCCCGAGCTCGGCCATAAGGTTCTTGAAGGATCCGGCCGAGAGGTTACCATACCCGTAGTCCAGCATCATGCGGCTCTTCTGGGCGTTGAACTGGTCGGACATCAGGCCGTTCTGCAGGTCCGCGATCTCCTGACGCAGCCGGCTCATGTTGGCCTGTTCCCGGGCGTCTATCGTCCCGTCGGCGCCGTACCGCTGGGACATCCAGGCGAGCCCTGCCGCTTTGCTCTTGATCTGCTGGCCGCGATCAGCGAAATACTGGTCCGCCGCCTCCTGGAACTCTCCCTGCGCCTCATTTCCGTTGAACAGGAATTGTACGCCCATCGTGACGCTGTAGTGGTTCTCGTCGACCCACGCCTGCGCCTCTTTCGCATATGTCTCGATCTGCTGCTGGTAGTCTGCTGTCTCCGCCTCATTGAGACCGAGGCCGATAGAGACTTTCCAGTCATATTTATCTAGGCTCCGCGCGGCCTCCGCCATCCCGGAAGCGTGCTGGTCCGCTTTCGCCAGGCTCGCGGAGATCGCGTCTACAGCGGTAAGGGAATCACCGCCGAGGATGTACCGCGCGGACTGCTCAAGGTCCTGCGCGGACAGCGTGATGTCCCCAAAATGTTCTGCCAGTGAAGCGTTCGCCCGCTCGTCCCGTGCCATCTCGTGATATGCCTGGATGGCCGTCAGGGCTCCGACGAGGGCGGTCCCGCCGAGGACAGCCATACCTGCAGGCCCGAGCGCGGAAAGCGCTGCCATGCTCTGCACGATGGAGTTCGCGGTCGAGGCGAGCTTATAGGTCGCCATGGCTGCCCCGATACCCGCGATCGGCGTGACCAGGGCTTTCGGGTTCTTCAGGAAGAACCGGCCCGCATCGAGCAGCGGATCCGCGAAGTCGAGCGCCATCTCAGCGATATCCCCGAGAGTCCTCTGGATCGTCGGACCGTCTGCCTTGATACCGGACGCAAGGTCCTGGATCATCCCGGCGCCACCCTGGACCACATCGCGCAGGGCCCCGTTTGCAAGGTCATAGAGCTCTATCCCGAGGCCTTCCGCCGCGCTTTTGGCCAGAGTCAGGTCGCCCTGCAGATTGTCGATCTTGATGTCGGCCATCTGCTGGGCCGCACCGTCCGCGTCCTTGATCGCGTCAGACAGCTTCGTGTAATCTGCCTCTGAAGCGTTGACGATTGCCAGCAGGCCGGACAGCCCGTGCTTGCCTGCGAGGGACGTCGCGTAGTAGGCCTTCTGCTGCTCGTCAAGGCCGGAGAAGCCCTCACGCATATCGTCCATGATCTCGCCGAAACTCTTCATGTTGCCTTCGTCGTCCGTCAGGGACAGGCCGAGGGCGTCCATGGCTTCAGCGGAATCTTTCGTAGGCTTTGCCAGCCTGGTGATGATATTACGGAGGGCGGTGCCTGCCTGGGATCCCTTGATGGAGGAGTTAGCCATCAGGCCGGTCGCGACCGCGAGATCCTCCACGCTGTAGCCCATCGCTCCCGCAAGGGGCGCCGCGTACGAGAAGGTCTCGCCCATCAGGGCGACGTTAGTATTTGAATTAGTCGCGGCAGCGGCCAGCACATCGGCGAAATGCCCGGCGTCCTCCGCCGCCATCCCGAAAGCTGTCAGGTCATCCGTGACGATGTCCGAGACCGTCGCGAGATCCTCACCAGACGCAGCCGCCAGGGCCAGGATCCCGGGTATGCCCTGGAGCATCTGCTCCGCGGACCAGCCGGCCATGCCCATGTACTGGTAGGCCTGTCCGACCTCGGTCGCGGAGAACTTCGTGCTGATACCGAGGGACTTGGCCTTGTCTTCCAGCAGCGCCATCTGCGAGGCAGTAGCTCCTGAGATGGCCTCGACTGTGGACATCTGTGCTTCAAAATCAGACCCGACCTTGAGGCTGAACGCTCCGACCGCGCCTGCTGCCACTGCCGTGGCTTTCGCTATACGGCCGAGCCCAGCTTCCAGTTTCGCGTATCCTGCATCGAGCGTGGCGAAGTCCTTTTTAGCCACATCCAGCAGGCCCTGGTTGCCGGTCTTGACACCGGCGTAATCTTTGAGGAGCGCGTTGAGCTGGCGCTTCGTCAGGTCGGTCGCATGCTTCAGCGAGCCGTCTACCTTGCCGCTGATCTTAATGTCAAGATCATAAGTTTTGCGATTTGCCATTTATCTCATTCACCTCCTCGACGATCTCCATCAGATCCGGGATCGGCATCTCCATGAAATAGCGCATGTCCGTGTACAGCCTCATGGCGAGCCGGATCGCGATCCGACGCACGTCATGGGCCCGGCCGTTTAGACCAGACCCTGCAAAAAAGCCCGGACGCGGTTCCTCGTGGCCCGCGCTTCCAGTATCGGCATATTAGTGAAAAACTCGATCGGAAGCCCGGAGACGCGCGACGCGAGAAAAGCGCATGCGTCGAAGCTGAGCTCCGGCTGTACGCCGTTTGCGCCGGTACGTACGCAGAAATGCTCGACATCTGCGAGATCCTGCCCGGACAGCCTCCTGAGGCCGCTCAGGTCGAGTTCTTTGTATTCCACGCCCTCAAAAACATACGGAGACAGGAACGCGAAAACGAGCTCGCGATCCTCCGCCTTTCTTTCATCAGCCATTGTTTTCTCTCTCCCTTCAAGAAACGGCGCCCGGAGCTTTTACCCTCCGGGCGCCTTTTGGTCTTCACTGGATCACAGGTTCTTCTTGATCTCAGCGAGCTGATCCTTGCCGTCTACCTTGTAGACGTAGTTGAACTTGTCAAGTTCCAGCTTGGTCTTCCCTCCGACCTCGATCAGGAGGTAGGACAGGTTGAGCGTGACGGAAGCCTCCATGGCGTTCGCGGCCTGCACGGAGCCCGGAGTGAAGCTGGACATCAGGCCGCGGAAGACGATCCGCATGCCGGAATGGGTCACCGCGCCGGTCTGCTTGTCGACGCCCTGGATGTCACCGCGAAGCGTCAGGTTGACCGCCTCGGACGGATCCATGACAGAGAACATGTCTTCGGTCAGGTTCCTGAACGGGATCACCTGCTGCAGGTTGCCGAAGTGCCCGATGACCGGGACGTCCATGGAACCCAGCAGGCCGCCTCCGGAGATCGACGCGGTAATCGCGTCGAGGGTGGGCAGCTGCACCTGATCGGACAGGCCGATCAGGGCCGAACCGTCCTTGTAGACGTTAAAGCCGTTTACTGCTGCGGGATAGCTCTGGTTTTTCATAATCATTCACCTCCGTTCAGGGACTCATAGAGGATCGTCGGGTCGAACTCGAGCACGTTGTGGATATCCTCTGCAGGCGTGTACGGCGCGAGATACTCGTGGAAAATGATCGTTCCGGCGAGGATGTTCTCGATCGGGTTCTCATCGATGTCGAAGGTGAGACGGCCGCCTGCCATCAGGCCTGCGCCGGCATAGCTGTTGATCTTGATATTCTCCTTGTCGACGAAGTTCATGATCTGCCGGTAGCTGGTCGGCTGGTCGACCTCCTCGACATAGGAGTCGATGAAGGAGTTCGTCCACCAGGAGAAGAAACGCCTGCACGGGATCCAGCGGTCCTTGGGATCCGTGACGTCCGGATACGCCGCGGTGTTATTGCCCCACGCGCGGATACCGGCACGGTTGAGGGCCGTGACGACGCCGATCGCGTTGAGCTCATTCGCCTCCGGCTGGTCGAGGTAGATCTCGACGCCGGCAGATGTGCACACCGCGTCGATGTTGAGCAGCTGGTTGCTCGGGCTGAGGCTCGGCACGTTGCCATTCGCGTAGTCCGTGTATGCTGCCATGGCCGGGTACGCTGCGGAGAACGGAGCGACCTTGCTGCCGACCTTGACGGACGGCCAGAGCAGGATCGCATGCTCGGACACGATCCCGAGCGCGTCCTTGGCTGCTTCGACTGCACTGTATACCGTGGTGTTGGTGGAATCGAGGTCGATCGCCGCCTCGCACAGGTAGACGCCGTTGAGCTCGGTGGTCTTAAGGACCAGGGCTGCAGCGACAGCTGCCTCCTGGGAGAATCCAGGAGCTGCGATCATGCCCGGATACAGGCCGTAGGTCGGATGAATGTCGCGGATGCACTCGATGCCGCTCTTCGCTCCGGTGGAGCTGTCCACGCCTCCGATGACCTCCGAAGTCGTGACCGCGCCCGGGTTGATCTTGTAGCCGGTGACAGTGTAGCTCTCCGGCGCGACGTCCGCGAGGGACGTGATCGTCAGGTACCCGCTATCGTCATATCCGAGCTCATAGTCCGTGCCGGCGACCAGCGTAGACTCTTCGCTCACGACAGTGAGGCCGGTCTTGAGGATCCCGACCGTCTCGACAGTCGCGACGCCGTTGGACAGTTCTACAGTGGTGGAGCTCAGAGCCGTCTTGTGGGTGTCCGGATCAAGCACGTTGATGCAGACGATCGGGCCGATGCCATAGACGCGGAATGCGAAATACGCAGCCGCGCACAGGCCATACGTCGCCCAGTCGTCGCTGTATCCGAAGGACTCCACGAATTCGGCCCAGGTATTGCAGACGATCGGCTCGTTGACAGCCGGGCTATCCGCAAGGTTGACCGGCGCGATGCCCACGAAAACATTCGGGCCCAGCGTAGACACAGCCGGCGACGGGACAACCGTGGCGTTCTCAGATACCCGAATGCCGTGATTATAAGTTCCCATTATGCACTACCTCCTTGATAGTTTTCTGATATACCGCGTATAAACGCGTACCGGGATCCGCCATATCCCTCAGGGCCGACGCAGCTCCTTCAGGACGGACTGCGAGCAGCCGGATATACGGATGCCCTGCAGCCAGGTCCTCAAAAGCCTGCGGCAGTGAGCCGATATAGACCGCGCCGTGCGCGATCACACGCGGGATAGACGGCCCGATATACATGATGCTGTCGACAGCGGCTGCGCCTGCTTCCGCTGCCTGCCTTTTCCTGCTCATATATAGGGGTCCTCCTGTTCTGTCGGGGCGGGCGCGTACCCGCTCCAAAAAAGCTCCAGCCCCGCATAGGCATACGGGAAGAGCTCGTCGGAGTCGTTGACGGTCCAGCGGATATCCCGGTCATCCCGGAAATAATGCTCCAGCTCCTGATGCTGGCTGAAATAGATCAGCAGGCGCTCCACGATATCCGAGACGGTATAGAACCCGTCTGCGTCCGTGTTGCGCTCCCTGACACCGATCAGCAGGAGCGTCCGGTATGACGCCGGGTCACGCCGGTCCCCGGGAGCCGTGCCCTCCACGACCTTAACGATCACGTAGGGGAACGGCGCGGACGCGTCGGATCCTGTCTTTACAGGCAGGCGTCCTTTGTATATGTTGATCGGGATCTGGTCCTCAGCTTCGGTAGACCCGTCCGCCTTCGGGAAACGCATGTCCTCCAGCGCCTCCGTCACGGCATCCGCGAGCTCGTCGCGGAGATTGTTGATAGTCATCTGTGCCCCTCCTTACAGGACCTTGTCCAGCTGCTCGGCGATGTGTCGGTTCAGGATCTCACCGATCTCGTCCGCCTTCTCGCCGTACACACGCTGGGATCCGTACATCTGGGGGAGCGCCAGCGCCATGATCGCTTCAATCGGCAGTCTGGCCTTCCCGGTCCTGACCGCGACCGCGCGGTGCCCGGACCTGAACTGGACCGCAAACGCCTTGTTACCGTGCTTGCTGACCGGCTTCATCCCGGAGTGCTTCAGCACCCTGGCCCGTAGGTCGTCGCCGTACGAAACCGAAAACGTCTCGATTCCGTACTTCGGTCCACTCGACTTGAGGTGTGCTGTCAGGTCGCCGGCGGTCGCGTTCTTGACGTCCGGTCCCTTCGACAGGTCGCCGCTGAAGTCGTAGGTCTCTTCTGCGGTCTCTCCGAGGAGCTCACGTGCTTCTCGTGCGGTCGCGTTCACGGCCTCCTTCAGGGACTGGATAATGTAGCGCCCTCCCCCGAGCTTGCCGATCGCGTCGTCTATCTTCTGCCGATTTTCCGAGCTGACTGATATCTCGATCATGCGTGCTCCATTATCTCGAGGTCGATCACGTAAATGCCGGCCTCGTTCCTGGCAGACGCGACCAGGTACCACTCATCATCCAGGATGATCCGCCTGCCATAGGCCGGCAGGACATCGCTGAAAGACTCCGCCAGCGCGTACACGCGCTTGCCGGATTTATAGGCCCCCATATGGTCGGACCGGATACCGAGCACACCGGGCACGATATCGCGGTTGATGTCTTCCAGGATGATGTCCTCGACGACACAGGTCACCGTCGCCCCGTCGATATCGTGCTCCGTGCCGAACTCATCCAGATTCAGGAACACCGCCGCCCGGTCAGAGGCGACGATGTCCTTGAATGTGCTGCTCATTTTGCCTTCTTGCGGGTCCTGCCCTTTACGACGGGGGCATGGACAGGAGCCGCCTTCGGTGCTGCCTCAGGCTCAGCCGCCTGGACCGGTTCCGGATCCGGACCTGCTGCAGCTGAGTCCGACGCTTCAGGCGTGAGGTAGACCGCGGATCCGTAATGGATCCACGCTTCCACCATCATGGGGTCATCCAGCGGGAGCGGTGCTCCTGCCCTGAACTCACGCCCGTTGTACAGGATGCTGCGCGTCGCGACCAAGATCCTGATCATGTCAGCCTCAGCCGATCTTGACCTTTACGGTCGATCCGGAAGCGGCCGCAGCTTCGACGGCCCAGCCGGCGGGGACGTTGTCGCCCGCGGTTGCGGTAATGCCGTCAGCGGTGTAGTAGACGGCCGCGCCGAGGGTGATCGCCTCAGAGGCCTTTTTGGTCAGCTCAAAAACGCCGGCTACATGGAGGGCGCCAGTCGTGCCCACTGCAATGGGCGCAGATGCGACGCCGATCCTGGTCGCGAGGGTCACGACTTCGCCTACTGCGATGGCGGCAGAGCCGGAGTTCGTGTAATCGATAACGTCGCCGCGCTGAATATACGTTCCAGTCATATCTTTATCCTCCTTCTCTCAATTTGTAATTACGCCAGCGGATCCGCAATGGCCGCGCCCGGGTTACGGACAGCACCGCGGAAGTCAGTGACGGTGACGCCCCAGTCGAGATAGACGTCCCAGACGAAGCCGAGCTGGCCCGGGGTCTCCATCCTGCGGATGGTCGGGATCTCGTTGCCGTTGAGGTAGTCGACCTCGATGAATTCACTGTCGCCCTTGTCCGCGACAAGGAACCACGGGCAGGCGCTGGACCCAGCGAGCGCGTTCAGGGTCGGATCCTCAACGATCTCGATGCGGGACGCATAGTTCGCCAGGGCGTTTGCCGCCTGGGTGTTGCTGGTCGTCTGGACCGTTGCGCTGTGGAAGATCTTGTACAGGTCGAAGCCGTAGCCGACCGGGCAGACGATGTATGCCGGGCGGATGATCGCGGCCTGTCCAAACTCATCGGTCTGGGTCCCAAGGGCAAGGATCATCTTCTGGACGACGTCAATGCTCGGAGCGGATCCGGTGGTCAGCAGGTTCTTATGGGCAGCGGAGAAGAGGGCCGTGCCGTCATAGATCGTGCTGTTGTTGTACATGATGCTGAAGACCTGGCTGTTGATGGTCTTGCGAGCCGCAGCCGCATACCGCGCCGGCATGGTCGCAAGGAAGCCGATGTCGTCGTTGATAAACGCCTCGCGGGTCATCGTGAACTGGCGGCCGTAGGTAGCGAGCTTCTTGGTGGGCTTGAGCGCATCACTCGGGGTGTCGTGCTGCAGTTCGCCGCCCTCCGGGACCAGAAGGAACTCTGCACCCGGCCCTGCCACGTAATTGTGCGTGGCCGTCTTGAAGTCGTTCAGGCTGCCCTTACGGGTGAAGCGGTCGAAGGTGACCGGCGCCGTATTATGGCCCTGGACATACGCCTTGCGGATCGCGGTGTCGAGGATCGCCGGGAATGCCGCGGTCGGCGCGTAGAACTGACGCTCACTGACCAAGCGTCCGTACACCTCGTCAGCGGTCTGCCCAAGCAGGCTCTCAGTGTTCTCGCCGGATCTCTGCATGGTCATGATCGCGAGGTCGCGGAGAGATGCGCCGCGCATATCGGATGCTCCCTCAGCCGGTGCCGCAATATCGATGCCGCCGCGGAGCAGGAGCGCGTCAGCCGCTGCCGCGCGGAACTTGTCCTCCTCGTCTCTCTGGACGGATACGTCTCCGGTACCGCGTGCCGGGACAGGCTGGTGCTTCGCCCTCATGCCGTCAAGGATCGCCGCACGGACCGCGTCAACAGTCTGGCCGCCGGAGATATACTCGGACGGATCGACGTCGAAATCGCGGCAGAGTGCGGTGATCTCGGTCACCCTGCTGCGCTCCTCAGCCCTGACCTGGTCCGCATCAATTACGGGAGCTGCCTGTGCCGGACTCACCGGAGCAGCCGCCTGACGCGTGCCTTCAGCAACGGGAGCATTTGCGGTTGCATTATCAGTTACTTTTGCCATTGCTTTTTCCTCCTTCAGGAAATTTTTATTTGCATCCTGTCCGGCATCAGACAGGTTTGCAGCATCGTCAAGATCCCGGCCTACGCCGACGGAAGCGTCGGCGGGGACGGATACGATTGAGATCTCATACGGCATCCAGTGCCGTGCGATATAACACGGGCCTTCGAAGCCGTCCGTGGTCGTCTCGTTTTCCTGGACAGACTGCCACTCCGTAACGCGGTACCCGACAGAGACGCCCTTCAGCGTACCACCCGCGACTTTCGCCAGGATCTTCTCGGACTCTTCGTCCTCGTCGAACTCGATCTCTGCGACACCGCGCTTGTCCTCGACCTTAGCGTCCAGGATCTTCCCGATCACGTGGTCGCGGTCGTGGTTGAACAGGACGACGCCCATGCCGTCATCGAACCGGCTCAGGTCGACCGCTCCGTCTGCGTGGCTCAGGATCTCGTTCTCGCCGTACCAGCGCTCATAGGGCTCCTCAGAAGAGAAGGACAAAGTAAAACGGCGGGCATTGTCTGCCTGCCGCGTTAAGGTCCCCATGTCCCTGGTGTAGTCCGTGTTGTTAACTGCCCGCGTAGTCGGCGCCGGCGTCATCATCTGACTGGATGCCATATACCATACCTCCTAAGTCTATGCCTCTTTCTTTTGCGTATGCGATCTCGGCGGCCATGTCATCGACACGCTCCCGCCAATCCTGCCCATTCTCTTCCGCCACCTCGCGGAATGTCTTCTGGCCGGAGAGGAGTGCGGTCTTGGTCGCGTTCGCTTCTTTCGCCGGGTCGATCCACGCCTTCGGCGGACGGATCCATTCATGGCGGAAATATTCCCTTTTCCGGGTCCAGAAGTCCTGGACGTCGATCAGGCCCGCCAGGACGATCGAGATCACGAAGCTCTCATATATCTCATCCATTGCGTCTATGAGCAGTTCCCTGTCCTCGACATATGCGAGCTCATCCTCTATGATCCCCTGCCGTGCCGAGCTGTAGTTGGACTGGCTCATGTCTCGGCTGGTCGCCTCATAAGACAGCCCCTGGCCGGCGCCGAGGATCCTCTGCTGCAGCTTGATGTACTGGGACGCATCTGTCGCCTGCCCCATCGGGTTGACCGTAACGATATCGTCTCCGGCATTGAGCTCGTGGATCATGCCGGGCGTCAGGGTCCTACCCTCATACTGCTTCGATGTCCCGCTCCCGGTAGCGTTCCGGCCGAAGCCGGTCGGGACGACCTTCTTGATAAACACGCTCAGGCACGCCTCGATGCGCTGCTTCACACTGACAGCCGTCTGGAACTCCTGGGTGTCGCGGATCCCGGACATGCTGGCTGCCATGTCAGACATCTCGCGGATCTGCGACGGCCTCTTCTTGGAGTAGATATAGATCATATCATCGGCCGGCACCCATACGGGATCAGCGAGCAGCGTCATCCCATCCAACGCGTATTTCTGGATCCAGTATCCGACAGCTCTGTTGTACTGGTCGAGCTCGACGCCGCCGATCACCCGACAGTCGGCATTATGCGGCGCGTTGACTGTGACGGCCAGCTCGTCGACCTCCAGGAGTTGCAGCTTTAACGGGACCAGCCCTCCTTCGGTGTAGACTTTATGGATCAGGATCCCGCCGTCGATGCGCTTCCGCTCTTCGATCATCCGCAGCATCTGTGTAAAATTCTGCGTGCGCGTCAGGTCACAGTTTCGCTTCCGGCACCACTCGTGCCATAGTTCCTCGATCGTATCGTTGAGCTCTGAGTCCGTCGTCTTCGCCTGCAGGTTAAAGCCCTGCCCGATCACGTTGCGCTTATACGGACCGACCAGGGATGCCATCAGGTCGCTGTTCCGCTCCAGGTCACGGGCCCTCGCCCGCACATTGTCACGGGAATACCGGTCCGTCATCTCGGCGCTCTCATTCACGGCCCGCCAGGCGGCGTTAAGCCTATCGCCGCTGCCGGCGTCGTACGACCGCCTCAGGCAGTCACCGGCCTGCCTCCAGGCCTCCCGGCGGTACGCCGTCTCCGGGCTGAACGCCCGGATCAGTCTTTCAAGCCATTCCGCCATGGTTACCTCCTGTCAAAAACGGACACGCACACGCCCGGCATCAGCGGGTACGCGTCGCTCGTGCCCTCCGTCCCCGCCAGCTGGGCCCTCAGGTTCATGAGGTCCGCAAGGTCCGCCCTGCGGAGCTTACGGTCCCCGATCGTGTACTCCTGCCCGCCGCTCAAGATCGTGCGGATGGCCGCATTGATCTCGTCCAGTGTTAACGCTGTGGTCTCTGCCATACGGCTCACCTCCTCAGATCCATCGCTCGTTTTTATCGATCCAATTTTCTTCAGGCGGCAGCGGCTGCTGCTGCCTGCTCTGTTTCGGCTGCTGCCGGCCTGTTGATTCCGCCTGCTCCTGAAGATGCAGGTACCGGACGCCCAACAGGTCCGCCGCTGCCATCGCATACACTTCCGTGTCCAGATAGTGGTTGTCTGCATGAGACGCCTTCGGGACCCACCGCTGCAGGACCTTGCCTGCTCCGCCCTTGACGTTGACCTTATGCTCGGCAGTGACCTGCTTCGCGTACTCTTCGTCGCAGTCTTTGTAGACCATCCAGGCACCGCGCCCGACGGGTTTCATGAGACGGCCTGCGATCATGTCCTTGTATTTCCCGCCATCCACGATGATCAGCTGCATCCCGTGCGCCCTGCTGTCAGCACGGTTTACGCTGCTGACTTTGTAGTGGGTCAGCATCGGGTTCGAAGATCCCTTGACCGGGAGCGCCCAGTCGGAATTCTCCGCGCAGAAATCATATACGGAATCCGTGTCGTTTCCGGAGTCCACCAGGCATAGCTGGACGACCATGCGGTCGCCGTCCGCTTTCGCGTACTCCACGTTCATGACGCTCTCGACTTCCTGCCAGCTGTAGGCCTGACCGTGCGCTATATTCTGCGACGTCATATAGTCACCCCATGCGCGGATCGTCCAGTACAGGCTCTGCTCCTGGACGTCGACGCCGGCGGT